GGCACCAGCGCCCTCAATATCATCGCCAGCGACGACGTCCACGGCGAGGGCGACTACAGATCAGTCAGCTACTACGGCCTGACGCTGCGCTGGTTGAAGATTTTGGTCGACCAGTCTGTGGCGTGGGAAGGGCGCCCACAAAAAGGCAATCCGTGCCCCACACCTTTGGATGCTTTGAGCATCAAGGTCGGTGCAGCATGAGCATCCACGAGATCCGCACGGAGATGGTCCGATCGTTCTCAGATTTGGAGCTGAGAGACATGCTCGCTGACTTAATGCCTGACACTCCGATGCACGCAGCGTGCCTCACAGAGGCCCTGCGTCGCTGTAACTGATTACCCCCTGCAATCCCCCCTTTGGCCCCTCGTGGGCCTTTTTTTTGCCTCGCTGAAACCCAGCCAGAATGCGGCCTCCCGCAATCGGTCACAAAACCCCGCCCTATAGAGGACCCCCCAGTCTCTAAGTCACTAAGACACACCCGATGTGTCAAGGAGCAATCATGAATAAACCAAGCAGCCCCCGAATGATGGACATGACGAATGCAGAGATCGACAGGAAGGCGAAGATCAGCACGGTTGATGAATATGTGAGCTCTTTGTCTAGGCCTAGAGCTGGACCCTATTGGGTCAGACCCGATGGGACCATCGAGATGGAGAAGCAATGAAGAAGTCGACGACGTCAGACCTGAGCTGGATACCCCCAGCCTTTGTGCTGCTGATGCTACTGAAGGCTCTGCTCTGCTAGTCACCTCCATCGACTACTACCACCAACCAAACCAAGGAGACAACCATCGTCACTATCAATAAGAAGGACTACGAGCTCGCGGACCTAGAACCTGAAGTTCAGTTTCTTATAGCCAGAGCCGACGACCTGACTGCGGAATTCAGAGCGTGCGAAATGAGGCTGAAAGAGATCAGCGCACTGCTCGACATCTATCAAAACACAGTCACCGAGCTCGTCGAAAAAGGTCCGTCCAAGGACTAACCAAACCGCAACAAACCCCCAACCCAAAAAACCAACCACTCAGACACCATTGAGGAGATTCTCTATGTCTACCAAAAAATCGCTGTACGTCAATTTCGCCACCACTGTCGGGACCGCTCATTTCGCATGGCTCAACAAGCCCGACACCGGGTCGGAATACTCGGACGGAAAATACAAAGTCACCGTCGCATTTCAAAAGGACGACCCAATGGTCGCCACGCTCAAGGCTACTATTAAAGACGCCGCGCAGCGGGAGTTCGGCGACAAGATCCCGGCAGGATTTCACAACCCGTTGAAAGACGGCGACGAATCTGGGAAAGAGCAGTATCTCGGCATGTGCTACATGACCATGAAGTCAGTCAGACAGCCGAGCATGGTCGACGCTAAGAACCAACCGCTCCCCGAGAACATCATCATCATGGGCGGCGACACCATACGGGTCGCAGGTGCTGCCAAGGCCTACAACGGCGCCCAGAAAGGTGTCAGCTTTTATCTCGACATGGTCAAGCTAATCGCTAAGAACAACGCAGGTGGCACTGGTCCCGGCAACGCTGCCTCAGTGTTTGGCGAGGACGAAGGTTTCACCGCCGACGACGAGCCTGCAGCCCTCGAGGCCGAAGTCCCAAGCGGCAGCCCGATCGACATCGACGACCTATAGGTCCGGGATGTCTCAGGCTGTCAAAACAGCAGTCGCCACAATGTTGAAAGCAATGCGAAGACAGTCGGACGACGTCCGATATTTCGCGATCCCGGTGGAGCCCCGGCCAGCGTCAAGGCCGAGGGTCACCAAGTGGGGGACCTATTTCGGGAAACCTTACACCGAGTTCCGTCAACTGGCGCAACCCTACGCAAACGCCTACCACGCGAGGCCACCCATCACGGGACCTGTCGCCATCCTGATCGAGACCGTCTGCACAAAACCCAAAAGCGGGAAGCTAAAACACCCCCGGGGAGATGTGGACAACTACGTCAAGGGCGTCATGGACGTCATGACCAAGTCGGGAACATTTTGGAATGACGACGTGCAGGTGGTCAGCCTCCACGCATTCAAGCGCTATTGCGACCCCCTAACCAATGAGGCCCCCGGGTCTTACGTCTATTTATACGAGGTCACAGAGAAACATTGAACAATCGAGATCACAGAGCTCCGAAACAAATTAGAGCGGGCGCCTACATGTTGGCGCTCAGCACTTTAATAATCATGAGCTCTATTTTTAACCAACTTACATGAACCAAAAAGGATTCCATCATGACACCACAAGACTCAAGCCTCGAGAACCACCTCCGTCAAATCGGCTCAATCACCGCCGTCGAAGCGGCAACCCTTTACAAGGTCAGATCGATCACCAGCAACATCCACAGACTGCGTCTCGCAGGCATGGAGATCGTGACGGATTTCAAGCGAGACATCACGGGGCAGAAGTACGCCCGGTATTTATTTAAAGGAGACAACGATGCTGGACTTCACTCATAAGCTGCGCCGGATTCTGGGCAGCCTGATCATGGGCTTTGCGATTTTGGTCCTACTGATCGGCACTGCTGTTTTGTATGTCGGCGCATGGTTTGCAGGCTCACCGTTCAACGTATCGGTCGAGGACCTGTCGACTGAGGACCTCAAAAAATACTATCGCGAGCAAATGGAGCGCGACAAGGAGGGCCCGTGACTGAGTCGATATTTGATCAAAGTTGCGAGGTCGAGGATCTCTCTATTGATTACGTCAATTTCATCAAGCACCTCGAGGAGCTAAAGAACCCCGAGCGTCCAACGCTCCGGGAGTTTGCTATTTGGCGCAATCAGGAATTTGAAGCTCGTCACGAGTTCACAAACCCGATCCCCTCGATCCACTAAGTAAACACCGCGAACCCTCTCAGGGCTCCAAGCCCTTGGAGGGCTTCCCCATGTCTGACGCAAAACCGATCAGCTATGTCTACTGCATCACCAACCGCATCACTCACAAATTTTATGTCGGCAGCCATTGCGGCAATCAGCCTCACTATTTTGGTTCGGGCACTGCCCTCAGAAGGGCGATCAAAAAATATGGTCGTCACAACTTTTACAAAGAAATTCTGCACCACTGCGTCGACCACAAGATGGAAGAGGAGCGGCTGCTGCTGGCCCTCGATGCTGCCAGAAATCCGCAAATGTACAACCTGATAACCAGCGCACACGGCGGCACAGCCGGGCTCATCCATTCCGAGGAAAGCAAGCGACTGATGAGCGCACTGCACAGCGGCGAGAACAATCCCAATTTCGGGCGAAAGAGATCCGCAGCCTGCAGAAAAAAGTCAGCCGACGCTCAACACCGACGCTGGGCCAAATATCGAAACCAACAAGCAAACCGCCAAAACTAAGGAGGCACCAATGGAGACAGAAACCGAATCACTATTCATCGAGCACAGCAGCTGCAGCTCATGCAACTCATCGGACGCGAACGCAATTTACTCAGACCACTCATTCTGTTTCGCGTGCGAGAAGCACGTCAATCTCACCGATTCGGGTGAGCCGATTACACCAATCCAAACGGCTCAAAACACGACGACGTCGGGCGTCAACTTTATCAAAGGCGACTATCAGGCCCTGAGAAAGAGAGGCATCTCCGAGCAGACCTGTCGGGCCCTCGGGTATTCCGTCGGCGAGTATCAGGGCAAGCCGTGCCACATCGCCCCAATCACCGACAGCAAGGGTCGACTGGTTGCCCAAAAGCTCAGGCTGCCGGGCAAGGACTTCAGGGTCCTCGGCGACCTCAAGGCTGGCGGTCTGGTATTCCAAAACAAATGCAAATCATCCGGGAAGCGGCTGGTCATCACCGAGGGCGAGATCGATGCCCTCAGCTATGCAACGGTCGCCCCGGACTGGCCTGTCGTCAGTCTGCCCAACGGCTGCGCTGGTGGCGTCAAGGCTGTCAAGAAGTCCCTCGAGTTCTGCGAGGGCTTCGACGAGGTTGTCCTGCTGCTGGATTCTGATGAGCCGGGACGTGCTGCAGCCTTGGAAATCGCAGCGCTGCTGTCGCCGGGTAAATGCAAGATCGCCGAGCTGCCCCTCAAGGACGCCAACGAGATGCTGGTGGCCGGAAGGGTCTCGGACCTGAAGCACGCGGTCTACAACGCCAAGCTATTCAGTCCCGAGGGCATCGTCCAAGGGCATGAGCTCACGGTCGCTGAGCTGCAGGCTGTCACCCCCAAAGGTTGCTCGATTCCATTCCCTCAGCTGCAGTCAATGATCCGAGGACTGCGCAAGCGGGAGCTGGTGATGGTCTGCGCCGGGTCCGGTATCGGAAAGTCTACATTCACCCGGGAGCTGGGCTACCACCTCGCAGTCGAGCACGGCCAGAAGGTTGGCTATGTGATGCTCGAGGAGAGTGTCGCCAAGACAGCGCAGGCCATGATCGCCATCGACAACAACGTGCCCCTCGGTGACCTCATGGAGGACCCCACGATCCTGACTCAGGACCAGTGGGACACCTCATTTGAAAAGGTCGTCAAGCCTTCAGCATTTTACGACAGTTTTGGATCGTCCGAGATCGACAAACTCCTCTCGAAAGTTCGCTATCTAGCTGTCGGGCTGGGCTGCGATTTCGTGGTCCTCGATCACATGAGCATGGTCACGGCAGCGGGGCACGCAGACGAGCGGAAGAGCCTCGACGAGCTGATGGTCAAGTCGCGCTCCCTTGTGGAAAACACCGGGATCGGACTGATCGCCGTGTCGCATATCAAGCGCGGCTCCGGGGACAAGTCCTACAACGAGGGCGCACAGATTTCACTGACCAGCCTGAGAGGCTCCGCAGCTCTCGAGCAGCTGAGTGATGTCTGCATCGCTCTCGAGCGTGATCAGCAATCTGAGACGGAGGGCGACATCGCCCAGATCCGGCTACTCAAGAACCGCCCATTCGGGCAAGTGGGACCAGCAGGCCACCTGATGTATGACGTCGCGACTGGCCGCCAGAAACACTACGACAAACAAGACGCACCACCCCAATCAGTCGACGGGTTTGACCCCTTCGACGACGTCCCCTTTTAAAACAAAACCAATGAGGAAACGCAACGCATGACACAAATGTCTGAATATCAAAAATATATAGCCCTGAGCCGATACGCCCGATGGATACCTGCAGAGAATCGCAGGGAGTCATGGGATGAGACCGTTGACCGCTACATGGAGAACGTGGTCGCTGGGAAAGTCGACCAAGCAACATTCGACGAGCTGCGCACTGCCATCGTCACACTGAATGTGATGCCATCCATGCGCGGCCTAATGACTGCAGGCGACGCAATGGACCGGGACAACACCTGCGCCTATAACTGCAGCTATTTGCCCATAGATGACCCGAAGTCATTCGACGAGGCGATGTTCATCCTGCTATGCGGGACGGGCGTCGGCTTCAGTGTCGAGCGTCAATATGTCTCAAAGCTGCCGGACGTGCCGGACGCTATGTTTGAAAGCCAGAGCACCATCGTGGTCCGAGATTCCAAAGAGGGCTGGGCCAAGGCCTACCGTCAATTGATCTCCCTGCTCTATGCAGGCGAGGTGCCATTGTGGGACGTTTCGCAGGTTCGCCCGGCTGGCGCTAAGCTGAAGACATTCGGCGGCAGAGCGAGTGGCCCTGAGCCCCTCGAGGACCTGTTCCGATTCACCTGCGAGACATTCAAAGCAGCGGTCGGCACAAAGCTCACCTCGATCCAGTGTCACGACATCATGTGCAAAATTGGTGAGGTTGTTGTCTGCGGTGGAGTGCGTCGTTCTGCGATGATCTCCCTGTCGAACCTCAGTGATGATCGTATGCGTCACGCCAAGTCGGGCCAGTGGTACAACACGGACCCGCAGCGTGCTCTCGCAAACAATTCAGTCTGCTACACCGAAAAGCCAGACATGGAGACATTCCTGCGCGAATGGTCTGCACTGGTTGAGTCTAAGTCGGGAGAGCGTGGTCTATTCAGTCGCCCGGCATCTCAAAAGCAGGCAGCCAAGAATGGACGCCGGGACGCGAATCGAGACTTCGGAACTAATCCTTGTAGCGAGATAATTTTACGTCCGTACCAGTTTTGCAACCTCACGGAAGTAGTGGCACGTCCAGACGACACCCGTGGGACTCTCGCCGAAAAAGTCAGGCTCGCAGCAATACTGGGCACCATCCAGTCGACGCTGGTCTATTTTCCATATCTCAGAAAGTGCTGGACCGACAACACCGCTGAGGAGCGGCTGCTCGGTGTGTCACTGACCGGGATCATGGACAACCGGGCGATCAGTCTCGGTGACAATGCTGAGTCTATTCTCGAAGAGCTCAAGGACGTCGCCATCCTCACCAACAAGGTGTGGGCGTATGAGTTCGGGATTCCCGTGTCTGCGGCGATCACCGCCGTAAAACCGAGCGGCACTGTCAGCCAACTGGTCGACAGCTCGTCAGGTATCCACACGCGGCATTCGGACTATTACATCCGGACCGTGCGCGGTGACAACAAGGACCCGCTCACTCAGTTCCTCGCTGCCAGCGGTATCCCCAACGAGCCCTGCGCGATGGGTGGCACGACCACCGTGTTCAGTTTCCCCACCAAAGCACCGGAGGGAGCAGTCACGAGGGACGACGTCGATGCAATCAAACAGCTGGAGATCTGGCTGATGTATCAGCGCCACTGGTGTGAGCACAAACCCTCAGTGACCATCACGGTCCGCAATGACGAATGGATGAAAGTCGGCGCGTGGGTGTTTGAGCACTTCGATGAGATGTCGGGCGTGTCATTCCTGCCTCACTCTGATCACAGCTACAAACAAGCGCCATATCAAGAATGCACTCAAGAAGTCTATGAGACCGCATTGGCAAAAATGCCGACAGGGATCGACTGGACCGGACTCCAAGAGTTCGAAATGGAAGACACCACGACCAGCAGCCAGACCCTCGCCTGCACGGGCAGTGTCTGCGAGATGGTCGACATCGGCAGCTGACCACTGAAGGGCCCTCCGGGGCCCTTTTTATAATCTGAGGAGATGCAAATGATCAATTTGATGCAGGGTGATTGCCTTGAGCGTATGCAGGAAATACCTGATGGCTCGGTCGATATGATTCTTACCGATCCACCATATGGGACGATTAAAAACCTAGGCGGGACCGCGTGGGGTGGCACAAATACACGAACGGACTGGGATACGGTTATCGACCAAGGGGCCATGCTCGCCGAGTGCAATCGCATATTACGGACGAATGGGTGTCTGGCGTTATTTTGCCAAGACCCCTACACCTCACAGCTGATGACAAAGGCCCACAACAACATCCCATTCAGTTATCGTTATACATGGCTAAAGGACAGCTTCGGAAATGCGTTATTTGCAAAGAAAGCACCCGTCAACTACACCGAGGACGTTTGCGTATTTTTCAAACAACACACAAAACACGACTTTGAGGGCTTTCACCCTTTGCGGCCATACGCTGAAATACTATTCAACCATGTAGGTGCGACCAAACGCGAGATCTTCAGCGCAATGGGTAGTCAGGCTGTCTGCCACTTTATGCGTCACGGTTCGACACAGTTCAACCTCTGCACGGCGGATAGTTACGACAAGCTGTGTCGCCTGTATGAGCTAGAGTCGCAACCGTGGTTTCGTAACTATAGCGACCTCAAGGTCTGCGACACAGCGTACCGCTCAGCGTTAATCCAGCGCATGACGGAAGCAAG